TACCAAGACCGAAGGCGCAAGAACATTCATCAAAAAAACCATCATGAACGCCATTTTCCCCGCTATTGAGAAGAATACACCAAGACGTAGAATGTTCCTTACTGGAACGCCTGTTCATTGGGACTCAATGGCTCAAAACTTGATGGATGACTGGGCGCAGGCTGAGAGAGACGGAACTACTGAGGATTATCCTTGGAATGTTCATGTTTACGGCTCTACCCAACCTACTATGGAGGGTGGTGTACTGTGGAATAGCTTTAGACCGCGCCATGTTCTTGACACTATTAAAGCTGTGTACGAAAAAACACCTGAAATCGGTGTTGCTGGTTACTATCAAGAATATGAGCTTCAGGTTACTACTGAGGACAATGCAACCTGGAATAGAAAACACCTTCAGTACCACGATGCGCAGTATGAATGGGATGAGGAAGAAAAACAGAGCTATTTATGGATTGATAAGGTTAGATACCCTGTCAATACCTTTCTTGGCTGTGACCCTGCAACCGATATTGATAAAAAAGATTCTGATTTCTCTGTCATTATGATAATTGCTGTAGATGCCGAGAATCGCAAGTATGTTATGGAATATGTGCGAAATAAGTACATGCCTACAGCTGGAATGCGTGACGCTAACATGAAAATTATTGGTAAAAAAGGCGTTGCTGACTACATTATAGAGTTAGGGCAGAAATATCACATCAACAACGGTAGAGTTGAAGATGTTGCTATGAACAGGTCTGTATTTAAGGACTTGAACAACCTGAAGCGACAATTAGATGCGGGTGACGTTCATATCGCACCTCACGCCCCAGGTGGACAGAATAAACACAACAGGGTTCATACACACCTTAACAGTGATTTTACAAGTGGGCTTATATACCTGCGTAAAAATATGTATGACCTTGAGAATGAGATAATAAAGTTTGGCCCAAGAATGGCTCATGATGATACGATTGAAGGATTGTATTATGCCGTTCTTGGTTCTTATAGGTACAAAGGGAGTGCGAAGCTCAAAGAGGCTCCACTTCCTCCAAATCTGCTTGAATACAAAAGGAAAAAGCTGGAGGCGTTAAGAGCTAGAAATAGGAAAGTACAGTCGTCATGGATGACAATGTAATTAATTTTAAGGGAGAAAAATGATGGTGCAGAAAACACCTGACAGCGAAGCCTACACAAAAGCCGAGAATAACTGGTGGCTACTTCAGCGAGCAAATACGCCTAGACGACAAGTTTGGTTGCGTGACTTGTACCAGGGAAACGATTACTACGAAGATATACAGATGACGAGTAAGGAACGTACTGCATTGAAGGATGCTGGTATGCCGACCTTTACTACAAACCGAATGACCCCAGTTATCGAGATAATGAAGTATTTCATAACTGCTAATAGACCGCGTTGGCAAGCTACTGGATGGACAGGCGATGATTCAGGAATGTCTGAAATCTTTGATGGTCTGTTTGAGTACACGTTCCACCTATCAGACGGAGATATGCAGATAGGCCAGATTGTGTTGAATACCCTTACAAAGAGTATAGGATGGTTCAATATCTATGCTGATACTATGGCAGACAGGGGAATGGGTGAGACTATGTTCAATAGTATTCAGCCAGATAATGTCTATGTTGACCCCACTTGCCGCGACTTAATGTTCCGTGATGCGGCCTTTATCATTGTTGCTAAGAATGTAACTAAACAATGGCTTAAAAACTATCTTCCTCAATATGAGGCTGAAATCGAAATTGCTACTGGTACGCCCTTGACTACGGCTTCTGCTGATAGTAGCAATCCTTCAAGAGATGAAGAAGTCTCAGAAGATGCGATGAATACTAGGGCTGGGCTAGATGAAGATGTACTCCCATTCATTGAAACGTATAAGAAGAAGAAAGTTTTATTCTATAACTTATTCATTCATGAAGTGCCCTCCCCAGAGGAAATGTCCTCAGTAGAACAACAGGCTAAAGTTGAGCTTGAAGAACTACAGATGGAACTGGCTGTTCAGATGGAAGAAGCTGTCAAGAACTTTTCAGAACAAGTTGAAGCTGAACAGATTATTCAGTCAAGAATGGATTTTGAGATTCAGAAACTTGAACGCGTACAGCAGTCTGAATATCAGCAAAAACAACAATACTATGAATCTACTTTCCAACAGATGCAATCGAATGTAGTTAATAAGTCTATCAGAAAAACTGAATATGATGAAATGATTTCTGAGGGTGTAGTTGCCGAAGAAGATATTATGCAGAAGATTCCTTATTGGGAAGATAGAGTATTCAAGGAGGTTAGTATTGGTACCGATACATTACTGTATGATGAAGATACAGACCTTGTTCACTATCCGCTTATTCCCCTTCCATTCATGTTCAATGGTGGCCCATATCCTATCTCTGCAGCAAAACCGATGATAGGTAAACAACAACAGATTAATAAGGCTGGGCAGATTACGATTCACCACGCCACGCTTTCAAGTAACTCGCCTTGGCTGATTCAGGCTGGAACTCTAACTAATGAAGAAGACTGGGACATGAATGTATCAATGCCTGGTGGTCGTCTTGAATATGAGTATGCAGGGCCAGATTCAACACCTGTGAGACAGAAACCTGAACCTTTGAACAACGCTTTCTTCCAGATTAGCGAGAATGGAAAATCAGAGCTTGAATATACTGCTGGTGTTCCATCTTCACTTATGGGGCTTGCTGACAATCCATCTGAGACATTTAGAGGAAAGATGGCAAATGATGAGTTTAGTACAAGGCGATTGAAGTCTTGGATTAAGACAGTCTTTGAGCCTGTTCTTACTCACGTTGGGAACGTTTTTCTTGATGTATCACAGCATGTTTACAAAATTCATAAAGTGTTCAGGATTGTCAATGAAGAAGGATTCAAAGAATACGAGATGAATGTTCCAATCTTTAATGACATTGGCGAGAAGATTGGCAAGATGTTTGACTATGAAACATTGAAGTTTGATATTCGTGTTATTTCAAGCTCTACGCTACCTACTAACAAGGAAGCAGAAGAAGGTCGCTGGATTGAGCTACAGAAGGAAGGCATTACTGACGATGTTGAGACAATCAAACATATTGGTGATATTGCTGATAAAGAAGGCCTAATGAAGCGAAAGTCTATATATTCACAACAAGCTGGGCAGATTGGACAATTGGAGGAAGAAGTCAAGAGGCTCAAGGGTGATTTACAAACAGCTCAACGTGGCGTCACAACTGCTAATATTCAGAATGATATTCTGAGAGGTGGAGCCGAGAGTCAAAAAGATGTTCTTCAGACTGAAGCAGAACAGAAGAATCTAAGAAGCCAGATGAAAAATGAGCTGAATTTATTTAGAAAGGAGCTTGCTTTGCTAAAGAAAGAAGTGGCTCAGAATAACAAAGCGGAGACAAAAACGGACAAGAAAACATAACTTGCCCTATTGTATAATCTAGTGAAAAGGATTATATTTAAACTGAAAGGAACTAGAAATGGCTGGACAAGGCAAAAGCGCAACAGTAGATGAAATGCCCGTAAAGGACAACTTCTTTGCGCAATTGGACACAGAAGACGATACAGTAGTAGAACCAGTAATGGAAGCTGCAAAGCAAAACTTAACACCTGCGATGGGTGACGAGTTTGAGCAAGAAGCTGATAGACTGGAACGACTATCTCAAGTCAAACCTCCAGATACCGATAAGGTGGAGGACAAGTCAGAAGCGTCTGAATTGCTTAAAGCAATGGAAACTCAGACAGAAAATATCAATGCCTTAATTGAATCAAACAAAGTCGCTCCACAGACAGTTCAAACACAAACTCAAGAACCGCAACCTAAAAACCTTGCTGAATACCTATTCGGTAAAGATGGAGCTGAGGAGTTCGTTTACGACCCCGAAGAAGCTGTATCTGACCCAAATAGCGATTCCGCTAAATACCATCGTGCTGAGATAGCTCTTGAGGCTAGAAAGCAGATTGACCGCGACAAGGCTGAAACAAGGGAACAGGATGCGCAGACAGTTTTCAAGAATGAGAAAGCAAGTCTGATGAAAGAGTTTAATATGAATGATGCTGACTTCAAGAAATTTGAAGATGAAGCAGAGAAGCGGAATGTCACGCTGAAGGATATTTATCTTATGATACATCGTGAGGAAATATCGAAGAATATAGCACAGAATACCGTGAAGGATTTTTCACAACAGCGAACGAGAATGTCACAAATGTCTCCAAGTATGTCTGCTAAAGGTGGACAGGAATTACAGAAGGAAAGTAATTCTCAGTATTTTGGTAGGCTTTTTAACATTGATGACAAGAAATTTGAAACTACAATTTAATTGAGGATATTATAATGGCAAACGATTATAGTGGAATTACCAGACCTTATGGTGATACTCCGCGTACCGTACAAGCCCCAGCGACTGACCTGAATCAGTCCGACCTAAATGAAATTGGTCGTTCTAATTCGCCAGATACTGGTGATTTAAGGCGGTCGTATAATTTCGGGAATGACTATACTAAGTTGAGTTACCAACGTGACCCATACCTTCACTTCCTGAACATGATGAGAAAAGTTCCAACAGATGACCCAAAATTCAAATCAACTACACGCAGAGGCGGTGCTTCCCTTAGACGCTTTGGCTACGTTGTTGGTCTAGGTGCTGTTGGTGAAGTATGTACTGGAGATTTAACTGAGGACTTAGCTTCTGGTGCTTGGAATAGCGCAGGACTTCGTGAGGTTCTACAGGCTACTGCTCCTGGAATGAGCGCAACCTCATTCTCAAACAGTTCATTTGATACGACACAGGGAAACCTTCAAGCAATCATGATAATGTGTGATTATGCTCGTGTTGGTCAATTACAGAACAGAGTTGGTACGACAGTTTCAGCTACAGTCGGCTATCAACTTGGTGGTGCTGGAACGAAACCTAATTGGTTCCATCCAAACCAAATGATTCAGATTCCTGTTAGCTCTACGGCTCCCGCAGATGCTTTCAATACACCTACTGATTATGTGCTTGCACGTATCATATCCATATTTGATGTAACAGCATCGAATACAGCCGTAACTTATGGCGAGGGTGTAATTCTGAATTGCCGTCTTATCAAGACACAAGCAACTCACATCTATCCTACTTCCTATTATGGTGCAAGTTGGGATGGTTCAACGAATACAGACTTGCTAGATGTATCTCATAGTACAGGTACTTCAAGTCTTGCTCAAAAACTAGAGCCAATGCGTACCTATGTATCTGGTTCAGCTTATCACGAACTCTCAGGTTATGGCGAAAGTCATCGTGACCAACTCTACTCAACCGATTATGGTCTGACACAAGAGTTTAAAGAGACTGCAATGATGAGTTATCGTGCCATGTCAACTGTTCTGAAATTCGAGAAGAATCCCTGGACAGAAGAATGGCAAGACAAGATGCTGTCAATCAACCTTCAGTTGGCTTACACATCTTACTTTGGTGAACAGTATGAAGATGCTGATGGTATCACATATACTGAGGGTATTATCAATTATATCCTGAACAATGGTAATCAGTTTGCATTGTCTTACGCAGACAAAGATGTTGATGACTTCTTAGAAGATATGTCAGCATTTAATGACCCACGTTTCAAACCCGATATGGGAATGAACACTTACTACTTTGTACCTACTCGTACTTGGAACTGGTTGGCTAAACAGTCTGGTTACATGAAGAACAACGTAGAGATTTCTCCCAACTATCGCATGCAAATGTCAGGTAGTGGAAAGAAACTCGGTGTTCCAGTTCGTGTTATTGATGTTGACGGAACCTCAATGAAAGTTGTTCGTGACGTAAACCTTGACCGAACTAATGTCAAAATGGTAGCCATAGATATGAACGGCTGTGCTATTCGCCCACTTGTTGGTAACGGATATAACAATGATGTTTCTGTTCATGTAGGCGTTAAAGATAAAAAGAACTCAGGTGAAAGTTACAGAGTTGATTTGATTGATGCCGATATTGGCTTCAAACATAAAATCCCTGAACTTCACGCTGTTTGGGTTTGATAGGAGTCTATGATGACTGATTTAGTAAAAAGCAATCGTGCTCCAGCCAGTGACGCAAAATACGTTATTGGAAACTATAACTTAACTCAGGTACAACTTGATACTGCATTGAATCATGGTGTTGTAAAAGTTCTTACCGCTACGAATGTTCTCTCTCCAGCAGATAGTGGGAAAACAATCGTACTTAACAACGCAACTGGTTTTACGACTACATTACCAACAGCCGTTCCTGGAATGCGCTTTCGTATTGTACTCGACCAACTTTCAACAGATGCAGCGTTGAAGATTACTGTTGCAAGTGGTGACTGTTTTTATGGGCAGGTTGTTGTTACATCTACAACTGCTGATAAATATGATACACAAATTGTTGTTAAAGCTACTGCCGTTGCAACTCCAACGAGTTACGACTGGCTTATCTTCGATAACGATGCTCAGACAAGTGGCGCATCAGCTGGCTCATGTCTTGATATTGTGTGCATCACAGCACTAAGTTGGATGGTTTCAGGAGTTATAACAACTGCTGGTAATGCTCCAAGTAACCCAACAGTTATTTACGCAGGTTAAGGAGTTAAAGAATGACTAGAACAAGAGTAGGTTCCCGTGGAAGTTTCAGTGGACAGGTAATTGAGAAAATATCTGCTGCAGAAACTATTTCCAATGGCGACAGCGGAAAAGTGTTTTTGTTAGAAGCTTTATCTGCTGGCGGTGCTTATAGTATTACGATGCCAACAACATTGAAGGCTGGCGTAAACTATAAATTCATTGTTCAAGAGAATACTCCAGGAGCGGCAATTACGCTTGCTTTCGGTAGTGCTATTGTATATGGTAACTTGGAACAGCAATCAGACACAAATGAAGATAACCGTGTAGCCTGTGCTGGCGTTAGTAACGTCATTATAGGTACATCAGCCCTAAAGGGTGATTATCTAGAATTTGAGAATGATGGTACCAGTTGGTACGTTTCAGGTATGTCTAGTATTCAGACTGCTATATCAACTAGCTAACTGTAATTTGGGGGTGGGTTTCGGCTTACCCCCATTACCTTGGAGTATTGAATGGCAACTACATTGTTAAGCAAGGTTCGTGCTATCACGAAAAGCACTGTAGCTCTAGGTGTTACTGATGATAGCGTGTTAGATTCACTCACGGCAGGTGCTAGATTTGTAATGGCAACTGCCCCTAAACAACTTTTATTCCCATACGCAGAAACAGTATCTATTGAGAATGCTAACGGCTTCTCTTATGAAAATGATACTGTCTTAGTAATTGAGAGAGATGGAAGTGTTTGTCAGTTCTTATCTCCAGAAAGTTACTACGCTGAGAACGTATCGGGTGCAAGTAGTTTGTTTGCAAGAAGTAAATTATTCCCTGGCGTATATAACATAAGAGGGAAGTTATATATCAAACCAGACCCTGCAAGTGGGGAAGCTGGACTATTCACTTGTGTTAAGGTTCCTACTATCATTAACGGAACTATTAGTGTATTTGGGATTCTTGAAGAAGGTGTCATGCAATATGCTTATGGTACTGACCTTTCATCCCTAGCGAACATTTTTAGAGATAGTGCAATTACTGAGATGGAAGCGATAACAGGCTCAGGTGGTTATCTTGAGGATATGGAGAATGCGCTCCCAACTTACAATCAAGTTGTTGCGCCTACACTTCCAACAGTTCCAACTATAGATTCATTACCTACAATTCCAGATTCTTCTGGATTGCCAGTTATGGTTTCTCCACCTTCAATGATAGACTATCCTAGTGACGCTCCGTTGCCAGCAGTCCCAGATATGGCTGAGTTACCTACACCGCCAGTTGATGTTTCTCTTGTAAGTTTCCCTGCTAATATCACACCTACAAGCGCACCGACTGCAATTAGTCTCGTTCCGTTCCCAGGTGCGATTACGTTGCCGACTATACCTGTAGCAATATCTACTGAGACATTCCCATCTGCTCTTTCGTTGCCTACTGTGCCTGTTCCTAATACGCTACCAACTCAACCTGCAAGTACGCTTAGTGCGCCTTCATTCACATATACAAAGCCAGTTGTAGCTCCTGACTTCTCAGGAATAGATACGCAGATTTCTTCGGATGACGTTGAAGTAGCTCAAGCGGTTGCTTCAAAGATTCAGTCACAAATAGCTGAGTTTCAGGCAAACATACAGAATGAGAACGCTGTCACTAGCGAACAGTCAGAAGAATACAAGTCAACAGTAGCTAGGTACGGTGCTGAGTGGCAAGCTTATCAATCCGAAGCGTCTAGCATCTTGCAAGACTTTTCCAATAAGGTTCAAGCTTTTTCTTCTGAGGTTCAGTCTTTAGTATCAGACTATGGGGCAGACATTCAAAACGCATCATCTGAATCTCAAGCTAAGATAGCTAAGTTCAGTGCTGATGTACAATCATATAGTGCTGAGGCTCAGGCGTTAATCAATGAATATAGCAGCAAGGTGCAAGCTACTTCACAGCAAAATTCAAATGCAATACAGAATTACGGTGCTGATTTAAGTCGCTACTCCACTATTGTTCAGACTGAGATAAGTAACTATTCGGCAGAGGTAGATTCAGTAGCTAAACAAAATCAAGCGTTGATTGCTAACTTTTCAGCGAAAAACCAAAAGTATGGTACTGAAGTCCAATCCGTTATCAATTCTTACCAAGCTGATATACAGAACTATTCGGCAGAAGTCGCTTCAATACTTCAAGACTATTCTGCAAGGGTTCAGCGTATTTCATCTGAGAATAAAGAATCAATAGGCTTGTTTAGTTCAAACATACAGGCTTATTCAGCACAGATTGATAGGTTCAATTCGTTAGTTCAGATATATGCCTCAGAAGCTGGGGTTGTTGTTAGCAAGTTTAACGCTGAGATTTCAATATACTCAACTCAATCTTCCTCTATCATTCAGAAATATGCTACAGAGATTCAGGCTTCTACTAGCGAGTTTAGCTCTGATTTAAGCAAGGCTCTTGCGTACATACAAGAGGCAAATGTAAGACTACAATCAATGGCTCAGTATGCAGCATTATCTGCTGATGCAACTAATAAGGCTAACGGACATTACTTGTTAGCATATAGGTTTATGGAAACTCATGTTACTAAATTTGCAGGCTCACAGCAACAGGAGGTTAGCGCATAATGCAAGTATTAGAAGTGATGGAGCGAGTAAACTCTACACAAACTAACTTAATAATTAGATTCATTAGAAATGCTTTCCTTGAGTTGCAGGAAACATACTATGAGAAGACTAAGACTTCATATATATCATTAGTCAATGGTGTATCTGACTATAATCTTCCAGCAGACTATGTTGCCTTAGTCCCAGGAGGTAGCGACAATGGTATTAAAATTGATGATAATGTTACTGATTCAGGTGATTATCGTTGGACTATCGTGGGCAGAAAGTTACGAGTTTACAAAATCAATGATGAAGAACAGTTGGGTGCTCCAGACGAAAGTTACGCAAGTGGAATTGCGATTACTCATACGTTCATCGGTTTTGATTTTATCTACAATCCAAGTGGTGATTCTACTTACTATACTACTGGGGGGATTACGAACGCTGACGTTATTTTGATTCCAGACCCAACAGCCTTACTGAATACTATTGTTAGTGTCACCGATTTGAACCCAGCTATTCGCACAGATTACGCTGACATTGGACACCACTATCAGAGAACGGCTTACAATAAAATCGAAGACGAATCTCTGATGACTACTGGAAACTTCTATATGATTGCAGCGAGGTCATTAGTTGACTTCACTTCATTAGGTGCTGGTGACAATAACGTAGGAACTATGTTTCTGACTACTGACCCAAGTGGAGTAACTCTTACGCAGAATGATGCGGTTGAGGAATTAGGTACACCGATTACCAGTGGTTCTATGACTGCTGGCGTTGTATATATGATAACGGCTCAGAGTTTACTAGACTTTACATTGGATGGTGCTAGTGCAAGTACAGTAGGAACCGTGTTCACCTCTACAGGTAGTCTGCTGACCTTGACTACTGCTGACTCTGTTATAGCCGTAAATACATGGGATTCTATCAATTTTCTTGATACGAGCCTCTTTACAGACGTTTCTAGCTTGACTTCACCCGATGAATATAGTTATATTAACTGTGATGATACAATCGCGGAGGCTATCATAGAAAACGTGAGAAGTCAATTAGCTGGTGATGATGTGGCGATGGAAGGCCACCGTCATAGAAAATTTAGGAAGAAGGCAAGCACAGGTATGACTATTAGAGGTGGAAGGAAAAGAAAGATAAATGTTCCACCTAGAGTATATCGCCTGGATGAAAATGATTAATTGACAATTATGTAATAGCCAATCACTAATCCTAGTATCAAAAGTCTTGGGTGGCGGTATTAGTGAGCAACCAAAGGAGACTATCTCATGGCTAACAAAGAACGCAAAGCTAAAGGCGCAGTAACCAATAAGGCAATTGCCGACATTGAAGCTGAGTTCAAACAGCAAACTGTGCTGACCAATACTGGGACTACCCAGAATATTACCCTACAAAGAAATCAATCTAATAGCACGGGAACTCCCTTGTATATTACTATACAATCTGACTATGATGTATATTTTGCATGGGCTCCTAGCACTACTGATATAATCAATACCTCAAACAGTCTTTGGTTACCTGGCGGTGGCCCACCTATTGATTTAAGAGTCAGATGGGGAGCTGCTGCAAACGCTACGGAAGATACAGTAGTATTCCAGCTTCAACGGAAACAGGCAATCTCAACTAAAATTAGATATGTGATAGGATAAGACTATGCCTAGTTCAGACTTAATGGGGCCAATCACTTGGCTAGGAGGCACGGGAGCTGGCGGTTTAGTGGACATGGACACTATGACCGACCCTCTTTTAGATACTGCCTTAACGACTGCAAAATTAGATACTTATCATGGCGTTATAATTACTGCGGCAACAACAAGCTTTGACCAAACATTCGGTGCGCCTACAACTACAACTCCAGGTAAACGATATTGGGTTATCAATAATGATACTTCTGCCTTAAGCTTCGATGTTGTTGGGGCTAGAACTATTACAATTGACCCAGGTGAAGCTGAACAGTTTATGTGGGATGGTGATGCGTGGATTCATATTACTGCCGCAGATGCAGAGGATATTACATTTAATCCTGCCGCAAGTTTCGTAACTGCTACCAATGTTCAAAGCGCATGGGATGAGGTATTTAAATCTTATGGAATTTATATTGCAGCAACACCGACAGCAGATGTTGCGATGCTTACGCTTGAGTCTCTTGGTAGTGCGGGTGCAAGAGATGCTTATATTATTTATAAAAACTCAGCACAATCTTGGTCTGCTGGGATGGATGACTCTGGTGATTCTTTCGACATAATTCCAAGCGCATTATTAAGTGCCGCACCAGCAGTATCATTTGCAACTGATTTAAGCTCAACCTTTGGTGGGAATGTCGGGATAAAGGTAGCTCCTAATGCCAACAGAACTTTGAATCTAGCCTATTCTTCAAATGCAAATATAGGTCTATTAAATGCTAATGCTGATGATGCGGCTACCATTCAAAATATCGGTGGTGCTGGAGCC